CTGTGGGGCGATGCTGGCAGTGGCAAGACCACACTTGCTGCAACTGCCCCCGGTCGCAAACTATTCCTGCTGCTCGATCCTGATGGTGACATGAGTATTCGCAACATGCCTGACTGGCAGCGCATCAATCTTACTAAGGAGAGTAGCGTCGATATTGTCAAGGAAGGCATGAAGCCTGACCCTTATACACTGTATAACATGCTCGGTGACTTTGACACCTTGATTGTCGATAGCCTCACCAAGTTCAGCGAACATGCGTTGCAGTACGCTGTACGTGTCGCGCCTAAGTCCAGCATCGAGGCTCCCGGCTTGCAAGGCTATGGCTTGCGTAACATCTGCGTGTCGTCGCTCATCTCCAATGTTCTCCGCATCACAAGTGCATTGAACAAACACGTGATCTTCATTACGCATGAGAAGGACGCTGACAGAAACGACGATGGTGCGATCATTAGCGTGTCGATGTTGCTCGGTGGGCAACTGCCGAACATCACTAGCAAAGACATTAGTGAGGTGTGGAACCTTCGTGACCATGCTGGCAAACGCTACATTGCTATTCGACCTGAGCGCTTTCGCTCACCTATGAAATCTCGCATGTTCGACATGACAAGTGCTACGAACTTCGAGTGGCGCTACAACTCTAACACTGGCAAAGGTCCGACGATAGCTGAATGGTGGCAGACATACACCGCCAACAACTACGCTAAGTTACCAGTGCCAAAGTGACACCCACTACTTATAGTGCTTACCCAATACACACTGAGCTAGCTGTAGCGGCTTGTTAGCTCTCTAATAGTGTGTATAACTAGAGTGCCGCTCAAACCAAGGAGCCATACATGGGCATACTAAACTTCAGTCAGAACATTGCAGATGCAGAACCACCTCCGCAGCTACCTGCTGGCGAGTACAAGGCAATCTGCACTGCAGCAGTTGATAAGATGGCAGCATCATCTGGCAATCCGATGCTGACATTGACACTACAAGTGCCGCGTAGTGAGTTCCCTGCAGACTTTGATCCCGGTGATGGTGTTGATGAGTTGACATTCACTCTCAACGTTGTCAGCCGTGACATTCCTGCAGACCGTTGGCGCATGAAGAACACTTGTAAAGCATTCGGTGTTCCCATGTCTAACAGTATCGACCCTAACGACTTTGTCGGACGCGAGGCTCGCGCTCGTATCCGTATGGGCCTCGATCTGGAAAAAAACCCACGCGCGGAAGTTGGACAGGTATTGCCTCTCTAACTTCTACAGTGTATAACGACAAAGCTAGGTGGCAATGTCGCCACCTAGCACACCCTAGTAACTCTTACAAGAGGAATTTGCAACAATGGCAGTAGCACCTGTCCGTAATACCGCTGGCAAGAAGCCAGCAAACCGCGCACCTCAGAAGCGCACCTTCCACTTCTTCCTCAAGGTTGTCGATGAAGCTGGCAATCCCATTCAGGGTGCCAAGCTGAAGGTTGACCGCATCATCACTGATGCACGTAAGGTCATCGAGTTCATGGACACACCTGATTATGCGGACATGGGCCTCACTCGTGTTAAGCATGAGGTCATCTCTACTAAGCGTGGCGAACAAGACGGAGCTACACAAGTCGGCTAGACCCGCAAACACCTAGCTAACGAGTGTGGGGCAGCGCCGCGTGTAGTAGAGTATCCCCCTACGCACATGCGGCGCTGTCTATATTAATAAGCGCGAAACCTAGCGCCGAAAGGACATACGATGAACTTAGCTTTGGACGTTGAACAACAACGTGCAGTTGACATGTGCACGGACTACACAAAGCGCCTAGTGGCAGTAACAGGTGAAGCTGGCACAGGCAAAACAACAATCATCAAGAACACCTGTGACATACTCTCACAACACGCTGGCGGTGGCAACTTCACCATCGCCGCTCCCACCGGCAAAGCTGCTCGCCGCATACGTGAAGCTACTGGCTATCCAGCACAGACTATTCACAAGCTGCTGGAATTTAACAGGCCAGATGTAGACGAAGAAACAGGTGAAGCTACATCTGTCAGTCAGCCATCACGAACACGAGGCAATCCACTTGATCAACGCATCATCATCGTGGATGAATATGCAATGGTCGGCACTGGCCTACACCGCGATCTTGTTAGTGCTATTCCTTCTGGCGGTTGTCTACGCGTGTTTGGCGATGTACGGCAGCTACCCCCTATAGAGAACAACGATCTAGCTGATCCTACATCTCCGTTCCAACGTTGCTTGGAGATGCCTAACACCTTCACACTGCAAAACATCTATCGCCAAGCAGAAGGCAACGGCATCATCGAAGCTGCTCGTCGTATCACTCGTGGTCAGTTCTTCGGTAGTAACTCTGACGTAGAGATACGACTGCACGACGCTGTACTACACAGTCTCTACACCAAGCTCGACGGCGACAAGTCAATCGACTGGTGTAGTCTCGACAATCAAATCATATCACCAGCGCGCAAGTCTGACATAGGCACTATCAGGTTGAACAGCATACTACAGGCACGCTTCAATCCTGAGATGCCCGGTAAGACAGAACTACCGCGCAACAAGTGGGAGGCTAAGAGCCGTGTCTTTGTATCAATCGGTGACAAGGTTGTATGCAACACCAACAGCTACGATCTACGTGATTATAGCGAGCGTTTCGCTGAGTACGACGCTAATGGCGTTGGCCTCATTGGCAGCTTTATCCCATGCCCTGATACAAAGCAAATGCTCAATGGTGAAGTCGGACGCATTCTCAACATTGATGAGTATGGTGTCCTAGAGATTGACTTCGGTGATCGTGTGGTAGAACTACCACCACGTATCAACGACTACAACATGCGTAAGCGCTTTCACTACCACTACGACCCTCGCAAGGCGATTGAGTTAGCATATGCACTCACGACACACAAATGTCAGGGGAGCCAGTATGATAACATCATCTACTGCATGGCTAGTTGTGCGTTCTTTAATCTTAGCCGTCCTAACTTCTACACTGGTATTACTCGTGCTGCTAAGCACGCAACCATTCTAACAGATCAACGCAGCTTCGCCACATCGCTCAAGTCGATGGGCTGGAAACGGAAGAAGACCACATGATGAACACTGCTGAATTGAAAGAGCGCTTCACATTGCAAGCGCAGACTGCAGGCTTGCAAGTAGAGTGTGCAATGGGTGGTACTATGAACGCCACTCTCGCTATAATAGCAGAAGCTCCCGGTCGCAATGAGATAGCTCAGGGCATTCCGCTAGTAGGAGGTGCTGGCAACATACTGTGGAAGGCAATCAAGACACACTGCCCTGAGGTCAAGCGTCATGAGTGCTACATCACCAACGTAGTCAAGCGTCAAGTTGCCTTCGACACTGACATTAATCGTAAGCCTGTTGGCAAGCATGAGCTAACAGCGTGGCAGGAGCTATTGTTGTGGGAGTTGGCTATGTTGCCTAACCTACAACACGTGCTCCTGCTAGGCAACTTCGCAGTTGAAGCACTCACTGGCAAGAAAGGAATAACCAACTGGCGTGGCAGCATCATCGAGTGCAACTTGCACAATCGCAAGCTGACTGCGGTGTGTACCTACAATCCTGCCTTCTGTGCACGTGACCCAATGGCGCACATCGTGTTCGACATGGATATAGGCGACAAGCTACGGCCAGTTGTATTAGGGAGATACAAGCAGCATGACGTATCGGTGCAGATCAATCCCACCTACAAGCAAGCACTTGAGTATATTCGTCATTGTCAAACCTCACCTAATCCAATCGCGTCGGATATTGAAGTCATCGGTAACGAGACAGCTTGCGTGGGCCTTGCAGCCTCACCGTATGAAGCCACTTGTATCGCATTTCGCAACGAGGAAACAAACTTATACAGTGTACAAGAAGAACACGAAATTCGTCGCCGTCTGCAACGACTTTACTCTACGCCAACTGTACGTGTGGTGTGGCAGAACGGCGGGTTCGATATGGCGTGGTTATGGTTTAAGGATCGGATACGCTGCAGGCCCGCATACAGCGACACGATGCTTGGTCATCATGTTCTATATCCCACAATGCCACACGATCTTGGCTTCATCGTTAAACAGTACACCACACACCCGTTCTATAAGAACGAGAAAGACGAGTGGCGACATACAGGTGGTATTGACAACTTCTGGATATATAACGGTAAAGACTGTGCACTCACGCTTGCGTCGAATGCTCACATCATCGCGGAGCTACGTGAACAAAAGCTCGACAAGTTCTACTTCGAGCATGTGATGCGTCTACAGGCTCACTTAGTGTTGATGACAGTTGGTGGTGTGCTGAATGATATGAAGCTACGCGAACACATGCTCGACCAAAACACACCGGGGAATTTGTATGACGATTTGCAGCACAAGCTAGCTGCATTCTACGGAGCTTGTCGTGAAGCTGTGAACGATCCCTTCTATACACCGAACCCAAACTCCCCGAAGCAGATGGCAGAGTTGTATTTCAGTAAGCTGAAGCTAGTAGGCAGAGGCACTAGCACCGATGCTACCAATCGTGAGTTGATGCGTAAGCATCCACGCACAACGCAAGCTGCACGTAAAGTCCTCGATGCAGTTGATAGCTACATCGAGGACGATAAGTTCTACAGTGTATATGCATCAGCCAAGCCGGACGCCGATAGTAGGATGCGCTGCGACTACAGGCAGACCGGAGTACGTTCTGCGCCGGGACGGCTGTCTAGCGCTCAAACACTGTGGGGCAGCGGCGGCAATCTGCAGAATATCCCCGACCGCGCGAAGGAGATGTTTATAGCTGATCCCGATTGCTGCTTCATCTACATTGATGGCTCTCAAGCGGAGGCTCGCGTCGTCGGCTGGCGATATAACATCGCAACATGGATCGACCAGTTTGAGAGGGCTAGGCGTGACGGCAGCTACGACTGTCATCGCGCCCTCGCCAGTGACATGTTCAATGTACCGTACAACGAAGTTCCGACCTTCGACCGCTACCCCTTGGATGAAGTTGCCGCGAAGCGTGATGGCATCGCATACAATGCGGACATGGCGGGGAAGCCGACAATCCGCTACATCGCTAAAAGGTGCCGTCATGGTCTTAACTACCGTATGATGCCTGACCGTCTAGCTCTAACAACAGGCTTGTCACTATCAACAGCAAGTGAGGCGTTTGTCAAGTACCACAAGCTGACACCTGAGTTGAAGCTAGGATGGCAAGCCGATCTGAACCGAGTACGCGGCGAGCGTGCTATCTATAACGCCTACGGACGGCGATACGTTCAATTAATTCCAGTGACCGAGGAAAGCACCGAGGCGATAGTCGCCTTCTACCCACAGTCCACTATAGGCGACCACATCTGCCGCGTCATATATAAGTGTCACGACGATGACAAATGGCCCAAGGGCAAGGCCAGAATAGCGCTCAACACTCACGATGGGCTGATAGGTCTAGCGCGGAAGGACGTAGCCAAGCAGGCACTACGTGTGATGGTCAAACACGCCGAAGCACCGATGCTGATAGGCGGCAAACAACTCATCATCCCTGCTGAGTGCGGCATTAGTGTGCCGGGGGATGATGGTGTACATAGGTGGTCAACGATTAAGAAGGTCAAACAAGCGGAGATTATGCAGTAGCAACTACTCAGCACTAGCACCTGCGCTAGCAGTAGGATTGCTAATGCTCTCACGCAACATCTCGTCAATCGCCTTCATCGTTATCGGTCTACCTTGCAAGCGTGGAGCCAGCACCTTGCCATACTTGTCACCAACAGTCTGCTCGAAGTACTTGGTGGCTAGGTGCTGTTGCTCCATGTTGTCCTGCATGCGACCGATGATGATGTTCTGCCTACGAGTACGTTCCTCTTGTGGCAGGTTATACTGCACAGCAACGGCGCGGTTCTGATTGCTCAACACGTTGTATTCCTTGTGCAGCTTGCCGAGTGTGCCAGTCGGGTTCTGCCACGCCTTCACATCTTGAGCAATCTTAATCAACGTCAAGTCACTCAACACTTGTGGCGCTATACCGCCAGCCTGTTGTGCTTGCTGCCTACGCAACTGTGCAGCCTTGCCAAGTACATCATCACGCATGCCTGAGATTGACCTGATGTACTGCTGATTGTCTTTGACATACTGCCAAGCAGGTGTGCTGACTTTGTAGCGTTCCTTGTTCTGCCATATCAACGGCACATCTGGCGCGTTGGTAGTGGCCTTGTTGTATATCTCCGTAGTAGCAGCCTTCAATCCTGCAGCGAAGTCTGCACTCTGCCTAGGTGTGAGAGACCCTAAGCCACTACCAGCCTGAGGGTGAAACTTTGCAGCGTGTAGTGCTACATCTGTACTTGCTGCCAGATAGCTACCAAAGGCACCGAACAGCGCGTTCATTGTCAACGCTGTAGAGTTGCTGACTTGACCTAGATTGGTAACGCTCTCTGACTGCGGCCCTGAACGGAATGCACTACCGAAGTTGCGTATCCACTGACCACCTCTTGTATCAGCACCTTGTGGGTCTAGCTTCATACCACTCTGTGCGAGTAGTGCTTGCAACAGCGGCGGCATAGCAGGTGTCAAGCTGTCTATCCATATCTTCGGCAGATCATGTGCTATCGGTCTAGGAGTAGCACTGCCGGGTATCATGCCCATCATTTGCATCATCGCCGTTGCGCTGGCAATGATACCTGTGAAGTCAGGCGGCAGTGTTATACGGTAGAACAGCTTGCGATTGAAGTTAGGGTTCTCACCTTTGTACCATGCCCACAACAACTGCGGTGTAGGCACATCAAAGCTACGCCACCTGTCATACTCAGGTGTACGCTCCCAAAGGTCTTTCCTACTTTCCTCATTCCAATAGGTGCGCCAGTAGTAGCTCTGTCCAACAGCATATGTCATCAGTGCCAGCCTAGGCAACATATAGCTAGCAGTTTCAGGACTACCCATGTGCCTCATCAAGTGCCACGCACCTAACTTCGTCTGCGACAGGTAGGGCATAGCAACTTCTAAATCCTTCATGCCCTTGCTAGCTGGCACCTTCGACATGTCGCCACCAATAGCACGTGTCTCGTACTGCAGCTTGACCATCTCCTTCTCAGGTATATTACCGCCGTACTTGGCATGTAGCAGTGCATAGTTCTCAGTGTAGAACATGCGCTTTGGAGCGAGATACACACTGTCAAGCACATCTGTGTAGAAGCGCCATGCACCTTTCAGTGGACTAGGCACCATCTCTTTGATAGCTTCATAGTGCCCACGCACCTGCGCTACATTATCTATGTCTCTGTTACCACGTGCTGCACCAAAGCGCTGCATCTTGACAGTGGCGAAGTTCTCAGCCATTGAAGCAACCTTCAACGACGCGCCGACCATCGCATGATAATTCCTCTCGCCTACAGCACGGCGAAATGCGTTGAATGGTTCTAGGCTAGACAAGCCATCAGCGATCTTGCGCGTTGCATAGTGTGCAAGCATCTCCGATACAGCCATAGCCGCATGATATGGCACAGTGACCAGTGCAGTAGGATCGGGTATACGGCCTATAACGTGCTTAGCAATGCTCTCAGGCAGGAAGCGGTTGCCTAAGTAGCTCAGCGTTCCAAACGACCTGTTAGGCATGCGCGTTAAGATGCCCACTAGCAGATCATAAGCAGCACCTTTGAGTGTGAAGATAGGATTGCCACGACCTGTAGTAAAGAACTTGAACCACCTACTCGTGACACCTAGCGTCTTCATCATGCCGTTGAAGCGTACAGGGTCTTGTCTCAGCCACGCTGCATAATCACGATCACCTATCTCCCAGAACTTGACGTTGCCGTTCTCCCACTGAGGCACAACATGAGGATCACTCATTGCCTTCTGTACATACGGCGTTTCAAGCTTATTATTTGGTATCCACTCCGCATTAGTAGTAGGATCACGCATGGCGCGTATGTTGCCATTGCTTACTAGGTCAGATGGCGTTCCATCTTTTTTAGTAGTCAGCAACCTAATGCCTTCATTGCGCGACCGAGTTAGTGCTTCCTCTCTGTATATGTCCTGCGCGTATCTAGCTATGGAAGTGCGCGGGTCTTGTACAGCCGTAATGCGTGTCTCAGGTTCATTCAGCCCACGTACAGGTGGCACCTCTCGCTTGAACTCATGTATAGGACTTTCACGTGCCATTGCTCTAGTAGCACCCTCGGCGTCACGTGTCATAGCGTTGTCAACGCTGTTCATGGCTGAACGCCATACGCGATTGAAGCCTGTTAGTCCTTTCAGTGGGTCATTGATGATAGGCATGTAGTAAGGGTCTTGTGCACGCATCCTAGTAGCAGCAGTCGGACTTTCCTTACCACTACTCACACGCACCGCAATCAAGTCATCATTCATCTTCTTCCACGCATCCCTGACCTGTTGCATCTCAGGCGATGGATCATTCTCGAATGCGTGTGCTATAGCTTGCTTCTGCGAAGTAGGTATCTCCGGTAGTGCAACACGCGCACTTGCATCAGCGTCATCTCTGAGGCGTGCTAGATCAACTTTGGCCTTGGTCAACTCAGTGCTGCTAGCAGGGTCTTTAAGTGTCTTCTCTAAGTTGTCGATCTTCTCTACAAGCTCACGCTCAATCACCCTATGACGCGACATAAGCGTTGACATTATTCCGCCGTCTAGCGCAGCACGCATGTCAGCATTGGGTAGATTGTCTATTGCTTGAAACAACTCACGTGTGACAGCTTCAGCCTCCGCGGGCGCTGTATCATGCAACACCGAACCACTACCTGACCTGAGAGCCTCCATCCAGTTCGCTTCATCACCACCGTGTGTGCGTCTAATCTCTGCCAGTGGTCCATAGCCTTCATCAACAAGCTGCGTTGTAGCTCGTTGAATTAGACTAGTAGGCTTGTTCATAGTACTCTGCGAAGGCTCAGCGTATAGCCGTTGCTCAGCACCAGCGACGATAGTAGGCTCACCTACACGTGGCTCAGCAGCAGTGCGTATGTTGACAGAACCTTGTTCCTCTAGTGCACGTGCAGTGCTAGTACGCGCAGCTTCGCTAGCAGCTAGCACCTCACGACTGCGGCCCTTGACAGCGCCGACGAATGCAGCTAGTCCTGCTATACCTGCACCTGTTGCAGCTAATGCACCAACGCCAGCGCTATCAGTCGGCGTAGGCGTGAATGCTGTAGGCTTGTCTTGTGCATAACGAATAGCTTGATCTATACCAACACCAACTGCGGCGTTCGCTGCTACGTTTGTCCCGGTGTAAGGCATAGTAAGTGGAGTGAGCAACTCAGCGCCCTTGAGTGCAACACGACTAGCGGGGTTATTGACAATCGCATTAGTAACTGCATTACCAGCAGCGCGAGTACCCAACTTAGTAGCCCAACCAGCAGGGCCGGGTATAAGCGCACCGCCCGCAATCTCTGCTGCGCTCTCTGTCCAACTGCGCTGATTTGAGGGACGCTCGTCACCCAACAACTTCCGCACAGTGTCCTTAGCTTTCGTTGCTAAGTATGCACTACCGCTAAGCTGTTCGGTGGTAAAATCCTCGAATTGTTTAGATTTCTTGTACTGTTCCAAGCCTGAGTTGATGGTATCATCATCCAGTTGTGGATTGCTCGCCTTCCACGAGTTAGCAACCTCATTCAAGTGATTGGTGATGTTCTTCTGTGCGTCTTCAACCTGAATGTTCTTGGCGAACTCATCCATGAACTTTGTGTCATCTGCATATGATCTGTATAACGCACTGGCACCTGAGTACGCTAGTCCCGGCAGTGCGAGTATGTCAGTAGGTGTAGTAGCAACGCCGACAGCGAGCGCCTTGAGGTGATCTTTAATACCACCACTACCAGCTTGCTCAGCTAGCACATCATTGGGGTCTTTGCCGTACTTGGCGATGTACTCATCACGCGTCATATCGACATAGGCATCGCTCATTGTACTTCCTCGACAACAGGCTGCTCTACATCTTCTAGTGGCTGTTGTTCTAACACCTCATTAGGAGCGAGTATCCTACCTGTACGTGGGTCTACTCTAAACACACCTGCACCACCGGGAGGCGGTGGCACTGCAGTGCCGCTGTTGAACACTACACCGCCCGGTATAGTAGAAGCAGCAGCAGGAGTACCGGGCTTGGGTTGTTTAGTAATTAAGTCAGGCGTTAGTTGTGGTACAGGTGGTGTGTAGTACTCACCACCACCTGTCATCGGCATAGTCTTCACTCGCTTAGGTACGAGTGGCGCGTTAGGAGGTGCACTAGCCGTAGCTGCTGCATCACTCTTACCCCACTTAGGCCATACGAACGGCATGCTCTGTCCTACAGGCAACATGCCCTCGCCTGTAGCAGCTATCATCGCACCGAGTTGGTCATTAGAACCAGCAGCGGGCATGTTAGGATCGACAACAGGCGGCGGTGGTGTAGGTGCGCTAGGACCACTCAGTGCTGTAGAGAAGCCGCTAACCGACTTCGCCGCCCTATTGTAGATGGCATCAGCAATCGACTTGAAACCTGCA